GGTCTAAATGCAGATAACTTGTTAAATCAAGATATCATTAATCAAATTAATTTAACTAATATAGTTGAAAAAGATTATGTAAATAATACTATAAAATGGAATATACCATTATTTGATGGACATGAAGTAGCTTTTGACTGGGTTGTAGATTGGAATGATGCTTTTGGTAGAATAAATCCTGGAAGAAAAGGTAGTACTAAAGACTGTTTACAAAGAATGAAACATTTTTTTCAGCAGTTTCCAGAGTATAGAAAAGAAGATGTTTATGCTGCTAGAGATGAATATTTTAAATCTTTAAGTAGTCCAGCATATTTGAAATCTAGTCAAAAGTTTATATATGAAGGTATGGGTTCTCATAGAACTTATCCACTTTTACAATGGTGTGAAAAAATAAAAAGTAATACTAGTAATAGTAATATGGTTGGTAAAATAATGTAATATGAATTTTAAACAAGTTTACTTACAAGGTAAAGAAGGTAAAAGTATTGGTTTAAGTACAGGTATAAAAGCTTTAGACCAAGCTATTTATGGTATTCAAAAAAAACATACCTATTCTGTGGCAGCATCACCTAAAGTTGGTAAAACAACATTTTCAGATTATGTATTTGTACTAGCACCTTACTTACAAGCTCTAGCTAGAGGAACATTAGAGAATTTACAATGGATTTATTATTCTTATGAGATAGACAGGATTTCTAAAGAATTTAAGTTTGCTGCATTTTTTATGTTTCATGACTATGGCATACATGAATTTACCTATAAAGATAAAAAATATCCTATATCTCAAGATTACTTAATGGGTAAAATGTTACATTTAAACTCTGATGGGACTTTGGAACAAATAAAAGTAGAAGACAAGCATGAAGAAATACTTAAAACTATTTATCATGAAAGAATTATACCTTTGTTTGGAGAGTATGATGAAACTGGCAAACAGATTAAGACTGGTAAAATTGTATTTATAGAAGACCCAGAAAACCCAACAGGATTGTATAAAAGTTTACTTAGATATGCTAGTACAAAAGGTAATTTTATTAAAGAAAATTATCAAGGTGTTGATGAGACAGGTAAAACTGTAATGAAAGAAAGAGTTAGAGGTTATACTCCAAACAATCCTGATTTATACACTATTATTATAGTGGACCATATTAGAAAATTTGGTGATGAAAGAGGATTTACTATGAAGCAAAAAATAGATAAATGGTTAGAGTATTCAACTTGGATTAGAAATATGTGTGGCTTTACTTTTGTAAATATTATACATATGAATAGAGGTCTTGCTAATATAGAAAGAATAAAATATGCTGGAGAATTTATTTATCCTACAGGTGATGATATAAAAGATTCTGGTAATATTTCAGAAGAAACTACAGTATTATTAACTCTATTTAATCCACAGGATGAAAAGTATGGTCTTAAAAAACATTTTGGTATGGATATAAGTAACTTACCTAATTATAGGTCTATACATGTTGCTGATAGTAGATATACAGAATGTCCTCTTCACATACAAACAAATATGTATGGTGGTATAAACTATTTTGAACAAATTAAAAAATAAAAATAAAAATAAATGAGTAAAATATTAATTTTGGCTCCAAGTGGATTTGGTAAATCTACTTCTATAGGAGCAATACCTGAATTAGGATTACAAGGATTAAATCCTGAAACAACTTTTGTAGTTTCTGCTACAAGTAAGCCTTTACCTTTTAAAGGTAGTAGTGCTGCTTATAAAGTTATACCTAAAGGAACACCACCAGTAAAGGAGTCTGGCAATAGATACATTACTAATGATGGGAATGAAATGGCTAAAGTAATTAGTTATGTAGTTGATAGTAGACCTGAAATAACTGATATAGTTATTGATGACTTTAACTATGTAATGCAAGATTATTACATGGCTAATGCTATGAAAGGTGGTTATGATGTGTTTAAAAAGATAGGTCAATTTATGGATGGTATTTTTAGTGCTATGGAAAGAGCTGTAGATAAAAATATAATTTGTTTAGCACACTATGAAGAATATAAAGATACTTCTAATGATACTGTAGGTAAAATGGTTCAAGATTACATAACTCCTGAAGGTAAGTTTGATATTGTTTTATTTGGTAAACAGTCTATTGATAGTGATAAAAAAGTTGTAAAGCAATTTGTAACTAATTTTGATGGCCAATTTCCATCAAAATCACCAGTAGGTATGTTTGATGAAATGTATGTACCTAATGATTTAGGTTTAGTTACTAGAAAAGTAAGAGAATATTATAATTAAGATTAAATAAAATAAATTAAAATGAAAGAAATTAAATTAAGTGAAGTACTTGCTCTTAGTGCAGCAGGTAAAGATAAAAAAGCTATACAAGAGCATTATGGTTTAACTAATAATGAAATTACACAGCTTTACAAGCACCCTAAGTTAAAAGGTTTAAAACCTAAATCAGCTTTAAGTTTCACATTTATTGATGATGAAACAGAAACAATAGTAGATACAACTTCTATACCTGAAATTTCAAATGAAGTTGTAAGTAATACAGATACTATTAATAATGAAATGCAACAGCAAGCTTTAGCTATGGAAGCCAGAGATTTAGAAATATTGGCTGACCTTCAAGAAGAATTAAATGAAGCTGTTGAGCCAGAATTAAGTATTAATACACAATTAGAGGATTTACCTTCAGTTCCAGTTGAGCCTGTGAGTGAAGAAGTAACTGAAACTAAGGGTGTTTGGTAATAAATAAATAAACATAAATTAAAAGTAAAAAACATGTCAGAAAATTTAAGTGTAGGTGGCTATGGCTACCAAGAGGAAAGTACTCCTAAAAGTGCAGGATTAAACTTTGGTTTAAATCAAAGAAAAGCTAGACTAACTAAGTTTGAATGGATTGCAAATGGTGGTAAAGATGGTGCAGAGCAAGAAGCTTTAGATATTCAATTTCAAATTGGTGAGATTACTAAAAATTATAGGAAGTTTCCAGTTACATCTGCATTTTTTAAAGAAAAAGATAAAGCTCAAATTACTGTTACAGACCCAACTCACCCAGCATTTAAAGATGCACAGATAGAATTATCTGCAACTTTAATGCATATTATGGGTTGTTTTGTAAGTAAAGAAGATTTAAAAACAGCACTAGCTAAGCCTATTTCATCTTTTAAAGATTATTGTAAAATACTAGAAAGCTTGTTGCCAGCAGATTATGCTACAAAAGAATTAGATATATTTGCACAATATCAGTGGCAAATTGGAACTGATAAAGAAATGACTTACTTAGAAATACCTAAAAATATGAAACAAGGCAAGTGGTTAGTTCCAGGCACTACTAATGAGTGGAAAGAGTTTAGAAGTGATAAAACACTTAAATATGTAGATATAAATGATGGTGCAGTAACCCATCCTTTTGAAAGAGGTGAGTGGTTTTTAGCTAGTAATTTTGCAACTAAGCAAAGTTTAAATGATAATACACCAGTTCCTACACCATTAAGTTCTGCACCAGCAGGTACAGCACAAAGTTGGTAATTAATTAAAATGTAAGTGGGTAGTGAACCTACCCACTTATTTAAACTTGTAATATTATGTATGGATATGCAGATGATGTAAATTTTACCACTCAACAAATTTTAGAATATGTTAAACAAGAAGATATATTTAGTTTTGTTTTTAATGATACTATAGATATAAATTCTAAATACATTTCACCTTTTAGAGAAGATAAAACTAGAGGTTGTTGGTTTGAATGGTATGATGGTACATTATTATTTATGGATTTTGGAGATAAAATAAGACATAGGTCTTGTTTTAGAGCTGTAATGGATAAGTATAATGTAGATATGTCAAATGCATTAAAGATAATATCTAATCAATTTAACTTGACTTCTACCACTGTTAAAATATCTCCAGTTAAAAAATATAGTGCTAATGTAATAACTACAAAACAAAGTGTAAATATAGATTTTACTAACAGAAGTTTTGAAAAAAAAGACATAAGTTATTGGTCACAATTTTTAATAACTAAAGATAATTTAATAGAAGATGATGTGCATCCTGTACTTAGGTTTGTGATAGATAGTAAAGGTAGTAAAAAAGTAATTACACCTTATAATATATGTTACTCTTATCCTTTTAATGAGAAAGTTAAGTTGTATATGCCACTTAATGAATCTGATTTTAAATGGATAACTAACACAGATGAAAATGATGTAGGTAACTTACACAAGATAGATAGTTTTGGAAAAAAACTAATTATAACTAAATCTTATAAAGACCACAGAGTTTTAAAAAATTTAGGCTATAATAATGTAGTTTGGTTTCAAAATGAAGCTTGTGTACCCAACAGAAGAATTTGCACAGATTTAATTAGTAGATTTAAAAATATACATATACTTTATGATAATGACCAGCAGGGTTTCACAGGCTCAAATAAAATAGTTAGTCTCTTTAATAGTGTAAGAAATAATAGTACTAAAGCTTTGTTTTTACCTAAAGAGTTTAATTGGAAAGACCCTGCTGAATTTATTAGAAAAGAAGGTAAAGAAACATTATTACAAGTTCTTAAACAAATAGGTTTATGATACAACTACCAAAAATAATGCATGAATCTTGGCATGAACATTTACAAAATTTATTTGAAGACCCAAAAATGGAGATGATAAAAAATCAAGTTTTACAAAACTGTGATTATTGCCCAGAAATTCAAAATATTTTTAGAGTATTTAGTATGCCCTTAGATTCCATTAAAGTAGTTATACTAGGACAAGACCCATATCCAAATGGAGAAGCTAATGGTTTAGCTTTTGCATGTAATATTTCAACCACATTACCAGCAAGCCTTAGAGTAATAGCTAAAGAAGTTCATAAAGATACAGGTAATATACCTGATATAAAGTGGAGAACATTAGAACACTGGCATAATCAAGGTGTATTTTTATTAAATACAGCATTAACAGTAGAGGGAGGTATTGCAGGTTCACATTTAGGTATGTGGCAATGGTTTACAAGAGAAGTAATTAAAAAAATCTCACAAAATAAATCCTGTATATGGATGTTATGGGGTGCAAAAGCACAAAGTTTTAGTGATTATATACACAATAGATGTGATTACACATGTAGTATAATTGATGCAGACACTAGATTAATAGATACTAGTAACTATATACTTAAAGCTCCACACCCAGCAGCAGAACTATATGCAGGTAAAACAGGTAAGACATTTTCAGGTTGTAATCATTTTACAATTTGTAATGAAATCTTAGTATTAAAAAAACAACAAAAAATTAAATTTTAAAAAATGAGAAAAGTAACAGTTTATTCAACAGCAGGTAAAACATCAGGAACTATTGAAACAGCAGCAACAAGCTATGGAGAATTAAAAAGCTTATTAAGTCAAGAGGGTTTTCAAGTAAGTGGTATGAAAGCAGTAGTAGGTGAAACAAAAGTAAGTTTAGAAGTAAATGGTGCAATTTTACCAATTACAGACTTTAAATTATTTTTGATGCCTTTTAAAACTAAATCAGGTGGTGATATGTCAAGAAGTGAAATTATTTCTACAATTCAAGATTATATTGCTCAAGATGGTGAAGTAGCAAAAGCACACTTTAATTATGCTGAAAATTTTACAAGAAAAAGAAGTGTAGATTTATTAGAATTAATTGAAAACTATGAAGATAGTAGAAATAACTCTACTTCTGAAATTCCACAAACTGCTACAAACTCTGATAATATTTCAGTGAATAAGATAGATTTAGAACAAATCTTAGATATTTTATTACATATTGATA